CTGTTGTAGGAACAACAAACGACTTGATCGCCTTGAACTCTTTTTTTTCCTTCTGTGATTTTTCTAACTTAAAACCGAATAGTTCCATATTTTAGCCACTCCTGTCTTCCTTGTATTTAGGAAGAAATTAAGTGGACACGCCTTGAAGTTCATGATATTGATAAGATAGATTCACAGTAAAGGTTGAGATATTGGTGTCACCTGCTGTGTCCAAGGTGATTGCACCGAGTTCAGTAGGGAAACAACCAACAAATTTATACGAACAAATAGGGTTACCTTCACGAGTAAGTGGAGACACATTCCAATCAGTTAGATAAGAATTTTGGTTGTTTGGCCCTAAGTTGCCAGCGTATGAATTGATAAGATTTGACCATTTTTCAAATGCTTTTCTAAGACCGTAACTGCCGTCATTATAGCAGGTCAAGTTCCAACTAGCAAAAGTTCTGTCGCCTGCAAATTTAAAAGTTCTACCCATAAATGTTGCTGTTCCTTCTGTTAATGTGGAAGTAGGAACAGTAGCGGCCTTGCAAAGGAATTGCATTTGACCTGCTGGATCACCACCACCAATGGCAGCGCCCATATTGCTGACAGCACCTGCCACAGCACCACCAAATACAGCACCCGCAGCACCCGCAGCTGCATTCAATGCACCTGCACCACCGCCAGGAAATGAACCTGATACTAGGAAAAGATTGTTGCGAGCGCCACCATTAACAAGTGCTGCTCGGAAAGCGTCAAGTGAAAAATTACTGTAAGCCATTAGGAAATACTCCTTGTATTATGAGTGCGAATTAAGATCAAGCTCCAACCTCTTCAAACGAAACGCCGCTCTTTGTAGCGATAAAGTTCAGTTGAATATAGTTAATGCTTCGGTTTGGTTTAATATAGATGTCTGCAACAAAGCGATTAGAGTCAATCACCTGCGAGGTGTTGTTTGCTTCACTACATACAACCTTGAAGTCAATAATACCTCGTCGTGCTTGCACATCTCTCAAGAACGGTTCTACCATTGACTTGAATTGAGCGCGAGTAAACGAATCATTGAATTCAAATAGCGAGTATTTTGCAGCAACCGCAATAGATTTTTCCAAAACAATGAAGAGACGACGAACATTGATACGATCAAATGCTGAAGGTTTAGTTTGTGCAGTTTTATCACCGTACAACACAGTGCCTTCGCCAGGGAAAGTTACCACAGGATTAACACCAACCTTGTATATCTCATCTCTTTGAGTTTGGGTTGGACTAAATGCTAGTTTAATAACATTACGAATTTGACCACGATTGAATCCCGCAGGAGACCACCAAGGATCGTTTGTTAGATCCGTTCGCGCACAAAGTCCTGCAATATCTCCATTAAGAGGAATCCAACGGTTTGTATCATTGAATGGATCAAACATCATTTTCCAACCACTATCAATAAACGCATAGTTGTTGTTTCCAACAGCGGTTCTAATTGTAGTACACTCTTCGATTTTATCCATTGCTGATGCGGTTGGATTATAATTTGGTGTGGAAACAAAAGCTACACAATCCATTCTTGCTTTTGCGATATTTGCAACATTTGCGGCATTTACACCCGAAAGCGGCCCGGCCAAAAGAAGATTGATGTCTACTTCATCAGCACTGGCAAGTACATTATATCCACCTACTGTGGAAGGTGCAGCTATTGCGGTGTTCCAAGCGATTTCATCAGCCGCATCTGTTGGAAACTCACCAGCGCCGCCTGAAAAATTACCAACATATACTCCGCCTGTAGAGTAAATATTGGTTGTATGATTCCATGTCCATGCCGATGAAGACGCAGTTCCAACAGCTAATCCCCTCAACAAAGAAGTAGCAGCGGATTTTTCTGCACCCAAAACAGCAACATACTTAGATGAAGCGTTTAGTCTTGTTTTATAGTATAAAGAAGTTCCATCAGGATTGGTTGCGCCAGGAATAACAGACAGGCCTTCGTATTTTTCTAGAATACTGTTTTTTACTCCAGATAATCTTCCTCCAACATCAATAATTACCATATGAAATTCGTCGTTGCCAGTTACATAACCACCTGTAGCGTGAGTGGATGTGCCAGGCACTGATGTGAATTCGTTTTTATACGCCCAACTATCATATGTGGTGTTTGCCGCTTGATCAGGCGCACCCTCTGCCTCAACTATTACTTGCGCTCCGCATATTTCTACTCTTATTGAATTGCCTAAAGTACCAGGGTAACGAGCAACAAGTTCTCCGCACAAGGTTGGTGATATTTGATCTGCGTCTACAGGATCTTTCAATAACACTGCGTTCGTGGCATTGGTGGTTCCTGTTGCATTTTTAGCGGTAGACTCTTTAAGATAACGAACAACTGTAAGATTGTTTCCGTAACCTAAAAAGTTTGCAGCAGTAAACCACCATTGGTAATTTTCATCTTCAGGCGTACCAAAATTGGCAATAAGATCTTGAACCGAAGAAACGATGATTCTTTTGCCTACAGGCCCCCAAGGAAAAATACCAGCCATACCTGCGTTTGTAACAGCAACAGTAGGGACAATCGTGGTTAAATCTCGTTCGGTAACGGCTACGCCAGGACTAAGTTGAAATGCCATGTGTATCTCCTTTGATTCAGTAATGGTCTAATAAGTTTGCTCGGATATATTTATAGATTTTAGTATTTTGCATGGTATCGGTCACCAACCCCACCCATTGTCAGTATCACGATCTTCCCTGTTTTTTTGCCTTGGAGTTTCGCGAGACAACTCAATAGAATCAGCATCCGAGTCGGATTCTGAACTTAAAAACCCGAAAGGAGTCATATCCTCCTCTATCTTTTTTAATTTTTCAGAGATAAGTTTGCGGCGCAGGTCGGAATTTACCAGATCTTTGTAGTACGGTTGGGTAGTTAACCAGCCGTACAACACAAGAGTGGACACAAGATCGTCATTATACCCTTCACTTGCTGCCCATGAGGTTTTGGATTGAATATAGGTAGACAGTTCCGAGACAATATTAAAATCGTTCAGTACGATTTTGTCGTTTTCCACAAGTTCTTTTACCATAAGACAACCAGTTTTCTTGATCTGATTTGACATTCGTATACCGTATTGCGCTCGTCCTCCACCACCACCTGTGGAAATTTTCTGACCTTTTTTGCCACGCACCGAGGCAATTATAATATTTTCGTACTCAATATCATCATGGATAATATCCGCAACCTGCTGTCCTGAATCATTAATTTCAATTAAAATTTGTGCCTCATTGTATCGGTTTGCAATGCTGCATATAATATTAGGCAACATGATTAGGGGCATGGTGTTGCTACGAAAACAAGCAACCACCCTGTTTGGAACTTGAGTGGCGTCAATAACAGTAAGAGCATGATAGTCTAACCCAAGAGCCCGAGAAGTGTCCACGCACATAATATAAATTCCTTCAGGTTTCACATCTTCGTATACAGATAAGCCTTCTGTGGTTTGAAATTTAGGAGTTTCGTATACAAGAGTGGACAGTTTGTTGGTTCGTATAAGAGTATCTTCTGATCCCAAGAACTCACACTCATACTCCGCAGCCCACAACCTGTCAGACCCTAATGCTTTTTTAGTAGTTTCCTTCCATGCATCATCTCGGCCAGGCACTTCCCACCATTTCACCTCGACTGCTTTGTAGGGGTTTCTTCCTCCAAGAGCATCCTTCCATATCTTGTAAAACATATTCATTCCCTTTGGGGTGCTTACAATAATAACCTTGGAAGTGTGTCCTGATGATATGGTCGGATACACAGAGGCGAAAAATTCTTCAGCAATATTGTTAGGAACAAAGGCAAATTCATCAAGCACAATGCAATTAAATGAATCTCCACGAACAGCGGTTGCAGAGGTGGATGATGCGATAATTTTTGCACCGTTCTCAAATTTAATGCTTGTTTTATTCCACTCAACCACTCCCTGCTTAAGCCATACAGGCAAGCGTTCATACGCCAACTTGATACGATCTAGAATTTCTGTTGCGGTTTTCTGCTTGTTTGCAAGAATTGCTACTTTGTAGTCAGAGGTGAATTGACAGGCATGAAGCACACTACCTGTAACACAGGAAGTCTTGCCTGTTTGTCGAGGAAATTTTGAAATAATAAATCTGTTATCACGAATCGTTTTTACAAATCGCTCTTGAAAGTCGTAGAGTTTAAATAGAATCGGCCCTTTATCAAGGGATCGAATATAGAAATACTTGTTAAGAAAATACACAACATCCTCGGAGCAACGAACATACTCCTCTAGTTGAGGCTTGGTATAGTTAATCTTAACATTTGGGCCTTTCAGCAAGGCATTACCAAGATAGGTTATTCCTTGTTTACGGGTCATCTACTACCTCTACATCAATGGCAGTTTCCAACTGTTTTCGTGCTTTCAGAAAGTTGGACAACTCTGTGGTATTACCTACAAAAATATTGTTGTTGGTTGTGATCTGCTTTCCGATATCCTCTTTGGCAAGCTCTTTCATCTGCTTGTGCAGGTTCATAAGTTTATTGTTTGCCTCAAGAGTCGCCTGTATAAGTTGTGCTGCTACTTCGTACGCTCTTGCGTTTTGAGTTTCCGCAGCAACCTCAAGTACACCTTCAATTGCAGACTCGGACTGTATAATGACACGCTTAAGATTTTCACGCACCTCAACATAGTCTTTTTGGTGATCTTCTGACACTGTTTTTTTCGGAAGTTTAACAGGGGAATCTGCGGCGGAATCAACAACAGGTTCAGGTATGCCTAAAACCCTATTAATTCCTATGTCTACTCTGCTTTTTTTCTGTTCCATAGTGTATTCCTTGTGTTAACCACCATTGCTGTCTTTTATTGTTAGAGTTTGTCCTGTTTTGCCAGGAGAGTAACCTCCAGCAGTAATCCCTTGTGCTGTACTTACGGACATGGTTGTTGCAGTTACACCACCGTTCATATCAAAGAAATTAAAATCAGTTGCCGTAATGATAGATTGCGTCTTGAATGGCCCGTACAAATACACCTTGGCAGTAAAGGTAAAGGTCATATAGGTTAATTTTCTCATATCATAATTGCCGTACGAACCGTCCTCACCGTCACCCATTGTGCAAGTCTTGATAACAAAAGGAATATCTACCGCAGGATCCATGTCATTCATTTTTATTGTAACAGTGTATTCCGGCTGAAAATACGGCAGAATTTGCTCCATGATTTGCAGGGCATCCTCTGTATTTTTCGTAACAACACCTAATGTAAAATCAATATTGTAGGGAACGCGTTCGTATCGAGTGGTAAGACTTGTTGGGTTATTGTAGCGAATAGTTTGATTAAGTGTGTTTAGTTTTCGAGTAGGATCGTACACAACCGATTGCATTTCAAAGGAAATTCTAGGAATATAATTTTCAATCTTAACCTGAGTCTGATTAAAGTCTGTTCCTATTCTTTGCAATCGACGCAAAAACTTTTGTTGTGGGCCGTATCCGATTGGCACTTTCATGCGCTCAATCTCGACACCAGCGTCATCATAACGAGCAATATACACCTTGTTGAAAAGAGTGCCAAAGGCAACAACAATTTTTCTGATACTTTGATGGTAGAAGTATTCAAGCATGATTACGGATTTCCAAACGGATGCAGTTCACTAAAGTCCAAATAATCGTCACCTTCATCCTGTATAGTCTTGTTGCTCTCTCCTATTAAATCACCAAATTTATCATCATTTCCTGTTACATTTGCCCACACACTATTATCACTCTTGGTCACATATAAGGTCTGTCCTGTGAGGCCTTGTAGTTTCCAGTTTCCAAAGATGTCCGTAACAACAAGAGTAGACGGACTACCTGTTTCATACTGAGTAACGGTAGCCCTTGCATCCGCGCCCGTAAGCGAACCGCTTGTTTGTCCTGATGAGTATTGATATACTGTATCGCCTGATCCAAAAGTTCCTGATCCATATACTGCTCCTAAAGAAAGGATCATGCTGTAACCGGCCTCTTCCTCCACAACATCTATTTCTGGAATGCCAGTATCCATTTTTTCCTCGCTGTATTGGAACAGTTCACATGTTAATTGAAATGACACTAATTTTCCTAATTGATAAAAAGGATTTTCATGCTCAACAAACTTAATTTCAAATAACCCACGATTCAATGGATGGTAGAGTAAATCACCTTCCATTGGTCGTTTTTGACCAGTTTCTCTTTCAAATCTTTTTCGAGAAACAGTAAACTTCACACTGTCCCGAACCTCAAAACCGAATTTAGTAAAAGTATCCCCACCTTCAAACGCTGTAGTAGTATCCATATACATCTCAATCATCTTAAACGATCCAAACCTAGAGTAGGCTGCTTCACCAAAGAAGTCATC